TTTGGGTTTGCATCGGTCCTAACCATCTAGCCGATACCGAGAAGATGCACGAAGTCTTGCGCGGCACCGTTGAATCAGCGCTGGCGGATGCGCGGGACAAATGGATGGAGGAAAATGCTGGTTGACAGTTGCAACGGGTGCAACGATAGCGAGCCGAACGACCAAGAAAAGCCGCAGCGCACGGCGGATTGAAATCAAAGAAGAGGCTGATCGCTGTCGGCTTCTTCGCCTTGTTAGTCCTTATGAACGAACCCGAATACAAAACACGCTTCCTGCAACACATGGGCAGCCTGCAAGTGGATGCCGCAATCGCGCTCTCTGAATACGATGCGCACGTCGAGAGTAACCCAAACGTCTGGGAGGAAGATCCAGCCACGCCGGAAGCTGATGCCGACGAGTGTATGACCTATTGGGACTAACAAATAGCTCGCCAACGCTTGCGTTTGGCGCAGCGCACGTTCGGCTTTTTGACACCACCCGCCAATCGTTCCGTTGTTTTTGTGTTCATGCGCGAGCCTCGCGGCTTTTACCCGCGAGGCTCGTTTGCGTTTTGACATGCGCGGCGATTAAATGACCGTCGCCGAGTTCACACAGATTCTAGTCTCCGAAATGGAGGCGGACGCATCCACGGATTTCGTGGACAAGATGCTCAAGGCGGCGAGGGCGCAGGTCGCAGCAGGGAACGGCTCACTTTCCAGCCTAACAAATACCAGCGTCAACGGCAAGTCTGCCGCTCGGACAGTTGAGATGACTGCCGCGCAGACGCTAAAAGCCTGCCGCGATGCGCTGAAAATCTACCTCAGCGACGGCGACAACGACGATGAAGTCTCTTCAACCTACGCCGACTTTTCCCTCCTAAGCCGATGAGTGATCTTACACAAGGACAGGGAGCCGCAGCATACGATGCCGCAACGACCAGCGCTAACCGCTCGTCGTTCATCAATTTTCCGACCAACTCCCGCCGTGAGTTGACGCCATACACACGTCGCGAGGTCATCAAAAAGCACCGCGCTCTTGAGGCAAACTGTTCATTCGTCACGCGCATGATCCGCAAGTTTGCGCGGCACGCAGTCGGCAGCGGCATTCACTTCCGATGCCTATCAGAAGACGACGTTTTCAATGACGCAATGCGCCGCGATGTGGAGGAATGGTGGAACAACGCCGCCGTTTATTCCATCGACGGCAGCGTGGACGGATGGGAAGCGAAGCTCATCGCCGCCGAGTCAATCATCTTGGACGGCGAATATAATTCCGTGATGACCACTCATCCCGCGAGTGGTTTTCCAGCCATGCAGCCGCTGGATGTGTTCGAGATCGAGACACCGTGGGGAAAAGATTTCGATGCGCGGCAATGGGATGACGGCATTCGCGTAAACGAGTTTGAGCGCCCGGTTGAATACGCGATCCGCACATTGCCCGGTCTTTCGTCTAACGTTCAAGGTGATTATCGTTTCGTTCCTGCTGATTCGATGATTCACATTCACCGCCGCCGCCGTGCTCGCGGTCATCGTGGGATGCCGTGGGGATACTCTGGCTTGAATCAGGGCATCGACGCACTCGACCTTAACGCGCTCGTCACGGGAACCGCAAAGCTACACTCTGCGCTCGCCGTGAGCGTTAAAGGCACAGCAAAGCGCAGCAAGAAGGGCGCAATCAACAAGATTGCAAACGCGGGCGGCGAGACTGGCAACTCATCCGACATTCAAGCGCTCGAAAAGGTTTTCGGCGGCGGGATGATCAACTATCTTGGCGAAAATGGCGAGATGCAGCTTCACTCGTCGCAGCATCCAGGCGCGAATGTGATGGCATTCATTGAAATGCTTTTTCATCAAATGAGCGTTGGCTATGACGTGCCGTTTTCGGTGATGTGGGACATGGCAAAAGCAGGCGGAACCGCTGCACGTTACGACGCAGAGGATGCGCAGAGTGCCTTCGATATGATGTTTGATACCATATCGTATAAACTAGTTAGGCGCGAAATCATCTGGAAGGTTTCCAAAGCAATCAAGGACGGCAGACTAGCCGCACCGAAAGATCCGCTCTGGTATTCAAAGCTTGTATTCCGTGGTCCTCGCAAGATCACCGTGGACGTTGGACGCATGGCAACGGCGTTCAAGACTCTCACGCGCAACGCAGGCATGAGCATTCCGCGCTTCCTCGAAGAGCAGGGACTCGATGCCGATCAGGAGATGGACGACCACATTCGCTTCCTCGCCCGGACACAGAAAAAGTGCGTCGAATGGGGCGTGGATTTCAGCCTGCTTTATGAACCAACGCCGGGCAGCCAGAACGTCGTCACCGTGAACCAATCAGACCCGAACGCATGAAGTCCTACCCGCACCTTTTCGCCAAACTCTTCTGCCAGCCATTGATGCTTCACGCTCCAACGCGGGCAAGTTTTGAGTCGGCATTACTGGCGCGCATGGAGTCGGACGTTATGCCCGCGATGGTGCCAAAAGAACCGTCTAACCGAGTGTCCAACATTTATGAGCAAATAGGCAACGTCGTGGTTATCAAGATCGACGGCGCGATTGATAAGCGAATCGGCTCCATGGAAATGGATTGCTATGGAGGCGTTGATTTGTGCGACGTTGATTCTGCTCTCGCTCTCGCTCTGCATTCAAGTGCTGAGAAGATCGTGCTCGATATCGCGAGTCCAGGCGGCAGCGTTGTGGGCGTTGCTGAAACGTATTCTCGCATCCTCGCACTCTGTGAAGCGAAAGAGGTTCACGCGTTCGTGAATACGCAGGCTTGTTCGGCGGGCTATTACCTCGCCTCCGCATGTGATCACATCGCCGCCGCTCCATCTGCCATCGTCGGCAGCATCGGCGTTTACCTCGCGATGATCGACCAAAGCCGCAGACTCGACGCGCAGGGCGTGAAGGTGAATGTAATGCAAGGCGGCAAGTGGAAGACCGTTGGCGCAGATTACAAGCCGCTGGCAGACGATGAGCGCGCCATGCTGCAAACGAAAGTCGATAGCCTCTATACCAACTTCAAGGCCGCAGTGAATGAGCGCCGCCCGCAAGTCGAAGATTCCACGATGCAGGGCCAATGGTTCGACGCATCGGAAGGTTTCGCGCTCGGACTTGTGGATGAACTCACCGGCGAAACGCTCGACGAATACGTCACCAAACTGCTGATGCAGTAACCAATTTTGACAACCCAAACCTAATCAACATCATGTTTCAATCCAAAGAAATCGCCAATCTGAAAGCCGCGCTTCTCGACGCTCAAACGTCCGGCGCTTCAGCTGCTGCTGTGCTGCAAGAGGCGCAGGCTGAGCTTGCCAGCGCAACAATCATCAACGCCGAATTGTCCGCATCGCTCGACGCTCTGAATGCAACCGTTGCAGAAAACGCCACCGCGCTTGCTGCTGCTGAAGCCGCAACCATCGCCGCCGACGCTCGCGCAGTTGCCGCTGAGGCTGCTGTTGAGGCTCAAGTGCTTGAACGCCTCGCATCCGCTGGCGTTGATCCAATCAAGCGTGATCCGCAGGCCAAGGAAGGCGGAGATCAAACGCTCGCCCGCGCCGATTTCGATAAACTCGACCACTCCGCACGCGGAGCATTCATTTCCTCAGGTGGCAAAGTCACCGACTAAAACTGCAACAGTTGCAACACCAACAATCCCCTAACTAACCAAATATATGGCAAACTCTCAGACCCTCACTGGATTCACTGAACTCATTTATCAGGCACGCGACATCGTTCTTCGCGAGCCAGTCGGCTTCGCCACCTCCGTCATCGTCAACTCTGGCAGCGAGGGCGTTTCCCTCGGCGGCACCGTTAAGTCTTTTGTCGGCGGCGAGCCAACGCTCAACACCGACCACACGCCAGCGATGACCGTTCCAGCTGGTGATGACATGACTTCCACCTTGGAAGAAATGACCCTCGGCCAAGTGGCTCGCGTCAACATCCCGCTCAAGGGTGAAACCGTCCGCCAGCTTGAAAGCACCGTGGGCCGTGAAAACTTCGTGAAGAACACGCTCGCGCAGGCAATCCGTAAGATTGTCAACGCCATCGAATCGCACGTCGGCACCGTTGCCAAGAATGGATCGAGCCGCGCAGTCGGCACCGCTGGCACCACGCCTTTTGCGTCCAGCCACGCGCTGATTCCCCAGGCCAATCAAATCCTGACCGACAACGGCGCTCCAAACGACGGCCAGCGCTCGCTGATCATCTCGACTGGCGCGGCTACCAACCTGAAAACGCTCTCGCACATCTACAAGGTGAACGAGAACGGCAGCGCCGACACTCTCCGCAATGGCATCTTGCTCGACATCGACGGCGTGCAGATCAAACAGAGCGCGGGCGTTGCGAGCCACACGAAAGGCACTCTCGCCAGCTCTCCAACCAGCGCTGCCGCCGGATTCATTGTGGGCGACACAAGCATCACGCTCACGGCCTCCGTTGGCACCGGAACCATTGTTGCGGGCGACGCATTGAGCATCGCCAACGACACCGCGAACGTTTACATCGTTAAGACCGGAGTCGCCGACGCATCCACCGCCGCAACGCTGGTTCTCAACAAGAGCGGCTTACGGAAAGCCACGGGAGCCAGCACTCGCGCACTCACTCTCGCGGCAAGCTACACCGGCAACATCCTTTGCCATCGCTCTGCCATCGAGCTTGCCATGCGCCCGCCAGCCATGCCAGACGGCGGAGACGCCGCAACTGACCGCATGACCGTCGCTGACGTGAATTCTGGCCTCGTGTTCGAGGTGGCACTCTACAAGGGCTATGGAATGAACCTGATGGAGATCGTCTGCTACTATCAGGCGAAGGTCTGGAAGCCCGAGTTGATCGCAACCGTTCTAGGCTAACAAACAGTTTCTTCATGTGGTGTGAAGTGGGCGGCATCCGAAAGGGTGCCGCTTTTGTTTTGACATTTCGCGCCATTCGTGAACCAATTCGACGCTTTCAACGACCAGTGCTTTTCTGATGCCGAATCCATGTTTGGCGTTACGACTTGGACGATGGACGGCAAAGCATACAGCGGCATTCTAAACGAGTTTGAAGGTGATCACGACTTGGAAATGGACGGCATGATCATTGGTGTCAATGCAACGCTCGTTTGCAACAAAGGGCAGTTCAAAGCGATCACAAAGCCAGCGCAAAAGACGCTGCAAAACAAGACGGTCACGATTGATGGCGTTGATTATACCGTCACCCGCGCTGCCGCTGATTCCGTTACGATCACAATTGGATTGAGGATTGCGCGATGACCGTCACTTCAGTTTTCAACACCGATAAACTCTACGATGCAATTCGTTCGTTTCCCGGCAAGACTGATGTGGAGTTGGACAAGTTCCTGACTGATAACGTGCGGTTGCTTGTGAGCAATTCGCGAGGATCAACGCCTGGATTGCTTCAAATAACGCCGCCGTCATCGCAGGGAACGAAGGGAAAGGCCGCGCAACTCCAAGGCGTTAAGCGAGTCACCGCCGACATTGCGAAGGTTTATCGAACATCGTTCACGGTTTGGCAGGAGATAGCCAAGATCAACGCCAACATGGCGAAAGGCTACCGCACCGCATCACTCAAAGGCGACATCGTGCGAATGAATAGCATCGCCGCTCGCGTTCCGGGTTTGATTGCATGGGCAGCAACGCCAGCCAAGGCGTTTGATGGAGGCGCAGAGGCGAAAGTCCGCAGAGCGCCAAACACGGGCCGCGTTGCTGGCAAATATCCATCCTTCACCGTTTCAAATCCTGATGCGCTCAAGAAGTGGCGAGTCGCGAAAGTGAAGCGAGTCGGCATGTTGGCATCCATGATTCCAACAGCCGCAGGTTTCAAACTTGGCAAGATTCCAGGCGTTCCTGCATGGATCAAGAACCAAAAGAACACGTCCGGCGCAACCGTCACAGACAAGCGCGGTGCAAAGTCGCATTTCTTCCGCTTGAATCTTGAAGCATACGCCACAAGCGAAATGCAACGCCGCATGAACTACGCGCTTTCATACCGTATCAACGCGATTGAGCGGCAGGTGCCATTTGTTGTGCGCAAGCTGGAAAAGAAGCTCCAACAGGCGATCAATGCCGCCTGATTTTGACGCGTCGGCCGAATAAATGCCGCTGCCGCCGAACACTGAAACACTGATTCCTCAACTGATCGCCAACTACGCGACCACCCGCCGGGCTGATTTAAGCCTGCCAGACTCCACCGCGCTGCCGTTCGTCGTTGGTCCGACCATCGTTGAGCAAGCATTTCCTCGCGTTGTTTTCGTCACGTCTAGCGTCGGCATCCCGCATCCCAAACGGATGGATTTAACCATTAGCGTGGAGTTGCAAGTTGCCGCAGCAACCGCAACCATCAGCGACGAAAGCGCATGGGCTGCAAGCCTCCGATTCATTCTAGCTGACAAAGCCGCATTTCTCACCTGGCTCGCCGCGCAAACGCTCGCAGTCCGCACCGGTTACAGCGTGCGGCACTACCGTTTGAGCGATGCCTCGCAAGCTATTGACGACAAGCAGGGCGTCCGCGCTCGCCGCGCTGATATAGTTATCGGCATCCGCACGGATGAACTCTCGGCATCGTGATTTTGACAACCTCCGCGTTTTGATATGAAACACCTTCTACTCGTCCTTTTCCTCGCCCTCTCGACGCTTGGCTTTGCCGCTGACATCACCGTTATTGCCTCCGCAGTCGTGCCGAGTTCGTCCGCCGTTTACAAATACGCCACCGCAGGCGCAACCATCGCAGCCGGTCAACTCTGCTATCTCGACGCCGCCGACCTCGATGGCAACGGCATCGGCAAGGCCAAGTTGAGCGACGCCAATGGTGCCGCCGCTTTGCGAGTTGTGGACGGAATCGCAGTTTCTAGCGCGTCATCCGGTCAACCTGTCGTGATCGTCACCTACGACCCCGCCCTTGTGATTGCCGCATCTGGCCTAACCCCAAACAACATTCTCCTTTCCTCCGCAACCGCCGGCGGCATTGCTCCGTCTGCCGACCTGACAGCGGGATGGTATTTGACCGTCGTTGGAGTCGTGAAAAGCGGCACCACCATTTTCTTTCGCGCACCCGGTCACGTCTCCGGCGCATCGTCTTAATCGGCTCTCGCCTAACATTTAACGCTCTAAAATATGGCCGCCCCATCCACAGTCAACATTCACGGCTCAGCCGACACGCTGAACGACATCCAAGACGAGAGTAATCTCGACGTTCAGGACTTCAAATTCAAGGCATCGCGTGAAACACGTGACCGCAAAAACCGCCACGGCAACCTTCGCCGCCGCGAGTATTTTAACGCGATGGTTTCCATCTCGTTCACGGCCTTCATCGTGACCGCTGCCGGACTTGGCGACCAACACCCAGGAACTCGCGTTGTCTCGCTCGCCAACTACGCCACCGAGCGGCGCGGCTTTGATCCTGCCGTCGGAACCATGATGCTCGATGATGTCGAGGATTCATGGGGACTCGACGAGGATGTGAAAGCCTCATACAACATTACCCACGCTCCGTTTGTGGTCACCGCGTAAACAACCGCACTCCCAGCATGAAGACCACCAACGCCGCTCCGGCCTACTCTCGCACAACGTCCGTAGAACTAGGAGCGGCGTTGTCCGTTTTAGGAATCGACATCAGGCTCGATGTAAGCGTGGACAAGATCAGCGGCAGAGGCTGGCGAACACTCATGCTCGGTATGGATTCCGTCCCGTGGCAAGCCATCGGCGCGGAGACTCTGGCAGACGATCCGTTGCCGTCTCACAACACACGCACGACGCTTTCCCTTATCCGCACAGGAGCATTGCAAGACGCTGATCCACATCATCCCGCGTTGGATGTCTTGCGAGCCTGCAAAGCCGCTGACACGCTGGCAGAATGGGCAAAGACGGGCGATGAATGCGTTCTCGCGAAGGTCAAAGGCGCGGAACGATGGGCGTTGGTTAAATCGCCGCTGCCGCTCTCATCGAAAACCGCGCCCGCAGCATTCGGCACACGCTCACTCAAGCTCGCCGCAAGCCTCGCCGCCCTTGGTTGTCCTATTCTCCGCATCGAAGGCCAATCACCGAACGCGCTCTTTTGCTTTCCCGCAGTCGGCTACGGATTCCCGCCGCCAGTGGTTTCCGATCTCGCGCAAGCATACCGCTCTGGCAGACTCGCGGAACACACGCCAGAACATCCACTTTTGTGGATGATGCAGGGACTTTCAAACCGTGACGCCATCCGCGATTTGATGGAAAACAAAAAACCGCTTGTACTCATCCGCGCCCCCGGCACCGGACGCGCATCGTTAGTTAGCTCAAACTCGAAAGGCGCGGCAATGGATCGCGTGAAAAAACACCTTGGAATTGTATGATTGAACACGAAGAAAACCTCACGATTGAAGAAGATGGAACATCCAAAGGCATCAGCGCGCCAGTGATGATTCTGGACGACGACACAACCGCCGCAGACCGTCACGCGAGCGACGTTGACGCAGCGTTCGGAGTCGTTCCATTTTTCTGGAAGTCTCAACAACTCGCGCCCTTCGCCATCGACAGGGAAGGGGACTGGCAGCGTCACCGTGAAATCATGGGCGATCCGCAGCTTCACGAAATCATCCGCACTCCGCAGTCGATGGTCATGGATGCCCTGCGCGTGATTTGGTTCTGCGCTCACGATCCGCGTGAATGGCTCTCGATTCCCTCGATGACCATCGACGAGGATGGCGCATGGGTTCGGCGCACGGCTCAAGAGCGGGCGCTCATCATCGAAGAGAAGATCCGCGCATGGAGTCGTGACAACGTGGCGAACAGCGAGCAGGCAATGGCGGTGTCACTATTCTACGACATCTTTCGCAGCGCGCAAAAGACGCGAGCCGTTCCGAAACCTTCCGAAAACTCAAGCGAGCAACGCTCAAAAAACTAGCACGCCCTTGCATCGCGGCGGCTTATGTGTCGCTCGTTTCAAGGGCAAACCCATCGCTCAAAAGTGAAGAGTTCATCCGCTACCATTTACCGCAAGAGCGCGGGTGGGCATACGTCCATCAGTTCCTCATCGAATCAGGATCAGACATGCGATGGCCGCAAACCGAAGCTAACGCAGAAGGGCGTTGGTGGAATCGCGTCTTGAAATCCTTTGGCCTTTGACACGCAGAGTCTAACTAAATGAGCGCATCAATCGAACTCGGCTGGAATAATGGCAAACTGCAAGCGGGCGCTGCTGGCGCTGCCGCGATTGTGGACAAGGCGAGCGCTCGCATGAAGGGCGCGCTGGCTAGCATTGGAAAGAGTGTTGCATCTGGAGTTGGAGTTGGCGCTGGAGTTGGAATCTTCAATTCCATTACATCATCAATCAAGGCTATACCTATCGAGATTGCCAAGGCCACAATTTCGTTTGATTCCATGAGGATTGGCATGGAGGTAATCGAGGGAAGCGCCAGCGGTGCCGCTCAACGTATATCGGAATTACAAGACCTTGCTAAACTCCCTGGACTTGGATTTCAACAAACGGTCGAAGGTGATATTCGACTTCGATCAGCCGGAATCAGCGCAAGCGTAAGCAAAAAGGCAATCGAGGAGATGGGTAATGCGCTCGCGGCAGTTGGTAAGGGGAAGGGTGATATGGACGGCGTGATTCTAGCGCTCTCGCAAATCGCCAGCAAGGGCAAGGTTTCAGCGGAGGAAATCAACCAGATCGCAGAGCGAGTGCCGCAGATTCGCGCCATCTTGAAAGGCACATTTGGCACCGCCGACACCGAGGCAATCCAGAAGATGGGCATTCCTGTGGAATCATTCATCACGTTGGTTGTTGATGGTTTTTCGCGCACTGTGCCGAGGGCTATTGTTGGGCTTCAGGGGAAGATTGACAATTTTAGCGATGCTGCGCAAATGAGTATGGCGGCGTTTGGCGCTGGGATTGCGGAAGAGATGATTGGCCCGCTGGACACCGCAACGGAGAGTATGGGGTCACTCAGTGAAAGGTTCGAGGAATTGGGGTCTTTTGCTGGCGACTTTGCCAATAGGTGGTCAAGGCAGTTTGACGACCTAAACAGCGCCGTTGGCGGCTCTGGGGATAGCCTGCTTCAGTCCTTTGCTAACCTTTTCGCAGCTAACTACTGGCAGCAAGAAGACGCGCTCATTGAGAAGTCGAAAAAACTAGCCGACGTAATTTCAAGGCAAAAAGCTGAAACTGACAAAGCCACTGATTCGATCACAAGGGCTGCGGCTCAAGATAAAGAGTGGGCCAAGCAGCGCGACGAATTAAACAACGCGCTAGATTTGTATGTCGCCAAACAGGATGCGGCTAACGCAAGCGCCGAACAGTCCGCCGTTGCCTCTGCAAAGCAAGCGGAGGAGTTGGCCAAACTGCAAGAGCAGTTAGACCAGTCCGCTGAGCGCACACTAAACTCGTCGCTAAGCCCAAAAATGCAGCAACAGCGGGAGATTAAAAAACTCGACAAACTCGACAACGAGATTGATTATGCTTCCATCTTTGGGGATGAGGAGCGTGTGATTAGGCTCAAGACGGAGCGCGAGGGCGTGCTGCTGCGCATTGGTGATCTTGAAAAGCAAATAAAACTGGAGACACAGAAGCAGGTCGATGAGGATGAGCGATTGCTCAAGCAGGCCAAAGATAGGGAGGACCACTCCAGAAGCGCGCTTCAAATGCTCGATCTTGAGCTTGCCATCCTCAATGCGCAAGCCAGCGGACACGACAAGAAAGCAAAGCAACTTGAGCATGAGCGCGACGTGCAAGAAGAGACGGCGCGCATCGTTGCGGACACCGGACTAGCCTACGCTGACGCCGCGAAGAAGGCGGAGCAGTTGGTTAGCGCCAAAGAGCGTGTTGATGGGCGCAAAGACGGCAATGGACGGCGGAAGATTCATGGCTATTCGCAAGATCAAGGCGATGGCGTGGATACAATCGGCGCAGGTTTCCGCCGTGCTGAGTCACGCAGGAACGACGCCCGCGAGCGCGCAAATAGCCGAGTCAATGAGTTCATGGGAATGGACAGCATGAGTCCGTCACGACTCGCGCCGCGCGGCGACATCGGCGCAAAGACACCCGCCACAGATGCGCCTAAAGCGAGCGGCGAATCTGAACTCGCAACACTGTTCAAAGCCTACTCTGACAAGACGGTTGAAATCTTTGAGAAAGCACTCGCATAATGGCAACACCTCCAACTCACATCGCGCATGGCGCTTTAGAAGAGCAAATCGGCGGGCTGAAATTCAGTCTGCGCGGCAATGATTTCGATTCGTGCAGCTATTCAATCGACAGCGCCAGCGACGGCTTTGTTGTCGTTGGTTCCGCATTGCCAGGCTATTCCAAGATGAAAGCCGTGGATGTTCGGCAAGAGGACGTCGGTGCGGCATGGATTTACTCGGCAGAATATAAGGGGTTCAAAAACTCCAACGAATCCCTGCGCGTGTTCAGTCGTTCGGAAAACTCGCCGTCGGAGGGATTCGACAACGTCAATCTGACCATCGCAACCACGATGGACACGGAGCATCCGCTACTCGCGCGCGGTGCAGGCATCCCGAATGATGATAGTTTCCCGAACATGTATATCGTGGATCGCACGAAAGAAGTCTCGGAGGTTGCCGGATTCAACATCCTGAATCTTCAACTTCGCGGACTGCTCGGAGACAAGCCACTGACCCGCCGAGTGAACGGAAACCAAGTCACCATTCAGCCTTCCGTGAACTGGGAAATGGCGGACCAGACGAACGCGATTGGAGAAACAATTCTCGGATGGCCGGGATACTCCTACCCAAACACGGAGTTCACCATTCCAAAGATCACCGTCGTTGATTCATTCGTCACAACCACCACGCCGCCGTGGGGAGGTATTCCGGGCAACTTCACGCCAGCGAATGCGCCGACGCTCACTGACTTTGTATTCTGGACATCGGGAGCCGTGCGTTACAACTGGCCGTTTGGATGGAGGCGCGCAAACGTGACGACCGAACAGATACCGGGAAAGAACCTCTGGTTCATTTCGGTGACCTACGAATACCAACACAAGATTCTGCCAGAATAACCAAATGGGACGAGTCGCGCCAACGTATCGCATCAGGAGATTTCGCGGAGTCGCCACCATGCGTGACTTGCGCGACTGGATGGCGTGGATTGGTGCTCGCGTTCATGCTCAATTCGATATTGAGGCAAAGGGCGTCACCCGCGCCGAGGTCCGCGCCGACGGTTCGGTTTTCTGGAAGCTCACAAACAATGGAGCGCCGGGCGCAACGGGCGCGACCGGGGTCACGGGACCAACTGGTCCAGATGGACCGCCGGGAGCGCTCACGCCGGGGCCAGATGGCCCGGAGGGTGATCCGGGCGCGCCGGGGCCGCCGGGACCAACGCCAACCGATCCGGGGCCGCCAAGCACAGTGCCGGGGCCGCCCGGACCAGCGGGACCAGTAGTGCCGGGACCGCCGGGAGTGAACACTTGGGAGGGCGACGTTGGGCCAACGGGAGCGACTGGATCACCTGGCGTTTCGCTTGACGGATTGCCCGGACCTGATGGCGACCCGACAAAGACCGCCATCGTGGCCAACCATCAAGGCGTTTATGGATTCGCCGCGATTGAGTCCGGCGAGTGCCTTTTTCGCGACCACATCAAAGCGCGCATCACGAAGGGAACAAGTCACATCCCAATCGACGCGCAGTTTCTCGCCGTTATTGAGCCGGGAACCGCGCAGATTGAAAGCGTCACGACTAACAAGCCTGCGCGCATCACTGCCATCATGCGCGGGCCGTATATCGTCACAGAAGCGCGCGCAATGCTCGAAGCGGTCTTTACCGTCACGGGCATTCGTCGCGGCTTTGTGGGCGCATCATGGCCGCGATACACGGCGGAGCAAATGGCGCGCAATGCTGCTTTTTACGCGGAGGCTCACGCATGACACCAGTCAGATACATGCTGCCGAAATCAGGCGTGCTCAAAGCCTCTCAACTCTCCGATTACATTCGGTTTATGGGACGCGTCTTGGGTTACAAAATCTCATTCGCGAACGAGCCGGGATTTCAAGAGCGCGCTGATGGCAGCACATACATTGACCTCACGGGCAGCCATCCACCCGGACCAGATGGAGCGGCGGGCATGGCGGGGTCACCCGGACCAACAGGACCAGCAGGCGCGGCAGGACCAGCCGGACCGCCAAGCACAACGCCGGGGCCGCCGGGACCGGCACAGACAACACCGGGACCACCGGGACCGATGCCGACCGGGCCTGATGGCATTCCGGGCATTCCCGGACCGCCCGGACCAGTCGGATCGCCGGGACCGGATGGAGGTCCACAGGGACCACCGGGAGAACCGGGAGACACTGGCGCGCCGGGACCGGATGGCCCACAGGGACCGCCGGGACCGCCCGGAGATAAATATGCCATCGTCACCGTGGCGGAAGGTTGGCACGTCGGCATGATCGCCACCGAATCACCGCGCCCTTATTTCGTCGAGCGTCTAACGTTCAGCGCAACCACGAAAAGCATTCCAATACCTGCGCTTTTTCGTGGAACAATTGAGCCGGACAGCCTGCGCGTGATGTCATGCTCGCTCACTGGTTGTGGCGCATATATCAAAGGCAATCGCGCCGTCATCGACTCTCAAGGCAGGGCCGGAACCGTCACCGTTGCGGGCATTCGCAGAGGTTGCGGCAACTGGTTTTATCGCGATTACACGCCAGATCAAAAGCGGAAGAATGACGACTTTTACTCTCTCGCCCATTCGTGAAAGCACAGAAACAAAAAGCCGTTTACAGGTTCAAGCGCAGCGGCGGGCTAGCGCTCGCCTCCGATTTGCGGGATGCTGGAACGTGGCTGATGAAGCAAGTCGGCGGCGGTATAACATCGGGCGAGTTTACGTCTAACAATGCGGGATACATAGACGCCGATCTATACGCACCCGGACCACCGGGAGACGGCGGCGCACAAGGACCAACGGGACCAACTGGCGCAACAGGACCAGCGCAAACGTCACCGGGACCACCCGGAGGACCGGGCGCACGCGGACCAGTTGGACCATTGACGCCGGGGCCACCGGGACCAGCCGGAAACAATGGACCACAGGGACCAATGGGACCGCCCGGAGGGCCGGGGCCGCCGGGACCGCCAGCAGGGCCGGGGCCGCCGGGAGACAAGGGGCCAGCAGGCGCAGATGGATCAATGGGGACGGGTGGCGCGCCGGGACCGCCGGGAGCAAAACTCGCCATCGTCCAAAGCGGAACCGAGATCGTCGGATTGCACGTCATCGAGCAGCCCGAAATGCGCTTTGTCGAGGTCGTTGAATGGTCAATTCCGAAAGGCTCAACCACCGCAACCGTTGTGATGCACCCGCGCTTTCTCGCCGCCGTCCATCTCGATTCCATCCTCGTAACATCCGCCGTCCCATGTCGCAGCATGTTGTTAGGTGCGTCCATTGTTGGCAACATGATCGTCATCAAAACCGCTCGCAAACAAGCGCAGCTTTTGACAGGGGCGGCAACCATAAGCGCGGCACCGAATCACATCGAGCCGCGCCGATTCCCTGAGTTCACCGCTACGCAGAAAAAACGCAACGACGCCTTCTGGGCATCCGCGATCAACACACCACCACCATGATTGATTGGTTCCACTGTCCCGCTGTCCTCACTCCGAAAGAGTGCAAGATGGTTGTTAAGCACGCGCAGAAACGCTATGAGGCGCGACCCGCAACAACTGGTCACGGCGGAACGTCCGCGCTTAATCCGCAGTTACGCAAATCAACCGTTCGATGGCTGGACTATGGCGATCTCGACCTTCTCTGGCTTTTCCGCAGACTTGATGCAAAGGCATTGCTCGCAAATCAGTCGTTCGGTTTGGATCTCCAACACTCATCCGTCGAGTGGCAGTTCACCGAATACGACTCCAAAGACCTTGAGCATTACGGATGGCACGAGGACAGTTCAGCGCGCATCAAAAAGCCGATGGACCGCAAGCTGACAATGGTTATGCAACTAACCGAGGCGAGCGCATACGACGGCGGCAAGTTTGAGCTTCGCGGCGATCCAATTCCTGACACTTACTTTCGCAACGCTGGCGACGTGCTCTTTTTCCGTTCGGCGCTGACGCATCAAGCGCAACCAGTCACGCGAGGAATTAGGCATTCGTTGGTGACGTGGATTCATGGGCCGACGAGATAGTTGTTGACGGTTGCAACGGTTGCGCTTTGTTATTTTGCATGAAAAACAAAATCGGCAGAATACTGATAGCGTGTGAATATTCCGGCACCGTTCGCGATGCATTCGCTCGGCGCGGATGGGATGCATGGTCATGCGATCTACTGCCTAGTGAAAAGCCAGGCAACCACCACCAAACCGATGTGCTTAACGTGATGGGCGATGGATGGGATGTGATGATTGCACATCCGCCTTGCACGCATCTAGCGGTTTCTGGCGCTCGCCACTTTCCCGCAAAACGAGAGAGCGGAGTGCAAGATGAGGCTTTGGAATTTGTCAGATTATTACTGGGTGCAAATATTGCCAGCATTGCGTTGGAAAACCCAATCAGCATCATCAGCAGTCGAATCAGGAAGCCCGATCAAATCATTCAGCCTTGGCAGTTTGGACACGGCGAGACAAAGGCAACCTGCCTCTGGCTCAAAAATCTGCCGAAACTGACTCCAACAAATATAGTGGGGGGGCGCGAGCAAAGAATCTGGAAAATGCCACCCAGCGCGGACAGGTGGAAGGAGCGCTCACGAACAATGGCTGGAATAGCGGAGGCGATGGCGGCTCAGTGGGGGCGGAGAGAGTTTCGCCTGTTTTGACATCCGCCGCGATTCGTGGACTTCACTTTTGACCTTGCGACTAACCAGCTAGTGCCGACAAACGGCGTGGATGAAATCGCGCTCAAATGGCGGAGTCGCGAACCGATTCGCATTCACTTTCACCGCGACGGCACAGATGAGCTTTTACCGACTGGATTCGGCCTTGCCCTCTACCTCGAAAGGGCGGGAACGACGCTGGCAACTTGCACGTCATTCACGGCGCCGGGGGCGGCAACGGGCTACTATACCGGCACTCTAATTCTCAATACAACGCCACTGACTACGGCGTTCACGACTGCCACCGTGCTAGCAATCGCGGCAAGTGTCGAGGTTCATTGGTGGGCATCCGGCGAGGCATCATCTCCTGCCATTTCGGACACTGTAGTTGGCGCTCAGATCATCCGCCCATCAGTCGCGCCAGAGCCTGCGAGCGTCGAAGTAATCGACGGTGGGGCTGAATACTTGGAGCAAAATGTGCCAGTCTGGAAGCCGCTAATCACCGCGCTCACTGGTGGAACGTCAACATGCCTCGATGCCATAACCACAAGTGGAAAATCCAACCTTTACGTGATCCTCAAAATCTCATCCGAGATTCAAGACTGGATTCTAACCACAGGCACAACAGCAGAGGATGCGGACAACGGTATTGTGCGACCAGACGACTACGCCACGACCACGAACGAGCAAGTTTGGAAGCGCCTCCGATAATCACCATGAAGCACATCATCATTCTCGCCGCCATCTTCGCGGCAACCATCGCCACCGCGCAGACTAAAGCCGTTCTCAAGAACATCAACGGCAGCACGATCACGGAAAGCCTAACCATCGGCAGCGGCAAGACTCTAACCATCGCGAGCGGTGCAACGATCAACGCGACTGGCGCAACAATCACAGGCTTCACCGCATCGGCGGCATGGGGCAGCATTAGCGGCACGTTGAGCGCGCAGACAGATTTGCAATCTGCGCTTGATTTGAAGGCACCTAAAGCATCTCCAACCTTCACCGGACAAATCGGCACGGATGGCGATGTTGTCGGACAGTCGGCGGGCGTCACTCGATACAGTGACGGCTCGCTTCGTTTCTTTGGCGGTGCCAGTGCCTCACCTTGGCACGGCGGCGTGGGTGGGTCTTTGTTGCTGCAAGGTGCTGATGCTGACGCTCAACATGGCGGCAACGGCGGCAGTCTGAACATGTATGGCACACCGGGGCAAAACGCAGGCAGCATCTCCACCACAGCGGGAGGCAGTCTAACTATGGGCACCGCTAATCTGGCGGGCGGCAGCGTCGCGGGCACCATCCTCACCACGGCTGGCAGCGGTGCAAGTCTCACCAGCCTCAACGCCGACAATATTTCATCTGGCACCGTCGCCGCAGCACGACTCGGCAGTGGATCCTCCATTACCACCAAATACTTGCGTGGTGACAACACCTGGCAGACCATCAGCGGCGGTGGCGACGCGCTCACCAGTGGCACGCTCGCGCAGTTTGCAGCGACTACCTCGGCGCAACTCATCGGCGTCTTGTCTGACGAGTCTGGAACTGGCGTCATTTTAACAACCACGGGCAGCGCGGCAGGATTGACAGACTTTCCAACGCTCAACCAAAACACCAGCGGCAATGCTGCAACGGTGACGACAAATGCAAACCTCACCGGACCCGTAACATCGACTGGCAACGCCACTGCAATAGCCAATGGCGCAATCAGCAACGCAATGCTTGCCAACGGTGCGGTTGCGAATCTCAGCGGCACCAACACGGGCGACCAGAGTCTTGCGGCGTATCTGACGAGCGCTACCGCATCGAGCACCTACCAGCCGCTCGACAGTGACCTTACCAGCATCGCTGCCCTGACCACCACCACGGCTGGCCGCGCTTTGCTCGATGACGCTGACGCCGCCGCTCAGCGCACCACGCTAGGACTTGGCACGCTGGCAACGCAGTCTGCAACGATCACGGATTATCTGCTCTCGGCTACGGCATCGAGCACATATCAAACACTCGATGCCGACCTCACCGACCTCGCCGATGGATCACTCACGGGAACACTCGTCGCTGCCGCAACGACCTCTGCACGCGGCAGCGTCGAGCTTGCCACTGATGGTGAGACTGCTGCCAGTGTCGCCGTGCAGGGAAGTGACACACGTTTGGTTAGCGCAACCAAAGTCGAGATCGGCATTGCCCTCTCGGATGAAACCAGCGACAACACCGCCAGCAGCACGACTCCGAAGGTGACCTTCAGGATGCCCTTTGCAATGACGATCACCAGCCTGCGATGCAGTCTGACCAAAGCCTCAACGGGAGCAATCGTCATTGTGGATCTGCACGAATCTGGCACCACCGTGATGACGACCAACAAACTCAGCGTGGACGCGAGCGAAACAACCAGCACCACCGCTGCAACAGCGCACACACTGACCGACACTGCACTCGCAGACGACGCGCTGATCGAGCTATTCATTGATCAAGTCGGCACCACTACCGACAACACCGGAGAAGGCGTCAAGGTCTGGATCATTGGCACACGATGAAAACACTTTCTCATATCATCGCAATCGTATGGCTTGCTGCGGCTTGTCCCGCGTTCGGGTTCATCATCAACCCATATTTATTTGTCGTCGCGGGTGGCGGCAGTGATCCCGATTTTGCCAGCGTTGTTCTACTCGCCCATTTCGATGGCACAAATGGAGCCACGACGACAACAGACTCATCGAGTTACGCCCGCGCGATCACTCTGAACAGCGGCGCGGCACTCAGCACCACGACGCCCAAGTTCGGCACGGCATCGCTTCTGACCGACGGCACAGATGATTACGGATCATGCGCCTCCTCCGCTGATTTCTCATTCGGCACAGGCACAGATTTCACTGTCGAGTTTTGGCTGAAAAGCGACTCAACAGACCCCGACGGATGCGGTGTTGCGCTGCAAGGAAATACTTTTTATGTGACCCTAATCAGTGGCTCTTTATACTTTGGCAACGGTGGCGTGAATATGGTGATCGCTTCATGGTCGGGGAAAAATGACGCATGGCAATTTATCATGGCTCGACGCAGCGGCAGCACTTGTGAACTGTTCATCAACGGCACATCCCAAGGCACCTACGGTTCTTCGGTAACCATTGGCGCCAATCAAGAACTAAGAATGAATTATGCATCCGTCAGTGGTGCATTCGGTAAAGGTTATATCGACGATCTCCGCATCACTAAAGGCGTTGCCCGCGCTAATACCATCCCAACCGCAGCCCATCCCGACTCATGAAGTTGCTTTTCAACACAACCACGCAGGAGCTTTGCGCATATCCTCGCAGCGATGATGATACCGTATCTGGCTTGTCATCCGACTACCTCACCATGAACGTGACGCGTGACGATGCGCCCGCGTTCGACCCGCTCACACATCGACTCACTGGCACCGAGACAATCGACGCCGCTGCCTGCACCGTGCATTACGGATGGCAGGTTGAAGCGCTGCCGCCTGCCGTGAAAGCATGGCCGTCCAAAGCTGAGTTCTGGGCCGAGTTCACCACCGAAGAAAAAGCCGGAATCATCACAAGCGCGAACATTGGAATCAGGATGCTCGACAAAGAGCTGACCATGTGGACAGCGACCGTGCGCGCCGACGATCAACGAATCATTGACGGCCTAACAGCGCTGGCATCTGCCGGAATCATCAGCGGAGCGCGCAAAACCGAAATCCTCACATGAGCATCATCGATGAAAACGGCAACGCAATCATGCGCGTGGGAATGGTTCACAAAATCATGGCAGGCGCATGTGTGGCGCTCATCTCAGCGCAGACGGTGGCGCTGATGTCGTGGGGTGTTTGGGTTACATCCACTGTTGCGAGGCATGACGTAGAGATCGCAGTCATCCGCGCCATGAAGTCCAGCGCAATCAATCCCTCGACCATTTACAGTGATCTTGCAGCCGCTGATTGTTTTGACAAATGACGCAAGACGATATGAAAAAGAAATTCATGCTCTGGTTATCTCTCCTGACAAAAACCGCATCCATTGTCACGGGTGCGGCATCGCTTCCGGTCATTGGAATGCTTCCAATGCAATACGCAGGATATGCCGCGCTCGCGTTCGCGGGTGCTAGCGTCATCAAGGACACCACAAACCGAATCGGTGATCTCGCTGATGACGGCATCGCCAACAACAGTTACAAAGGCTAAAACCTCACACCACACGAAGAACACCACATGATCCTAATCGGCTCAATTATTGCAGCAGTTGCAACGATACTGTTCACGCTGATGGCGTTTTATCTCGCGCTTCAAGGACTCGAAAACCGCGAGGAATAATCAACTGCACCACATGCCGAAAGCGCCAACCATCACAGAGCGGAAACTCGGCAGGCACGGCGCTCATGGTCTTTGCTGGAACGATGGCACGATTGAAATTGACCCGCGTCTAACGGGCAAGAAACGGCTGGAAGTCGTGTGTCACGAAATAATTCACCACATCGCGCCCGAATGGGAAGAGGCAAAAGTTTTACACGCCGGACGAATCATGGGCAATGCCCTTTGGAAGCAGGGATACCGCAAAACAGACTCCTAACCACATGACAAAAATACAGATCGCAAGGGACTACATCACGCGCTTTCCCGACGCCGAAAACCGCACGATTGCGCGGGCGATGAACAAGGAGCAGCCTAAGGTTTTCCCAAACTCCGAGAGCGCTAGAAACGTCATCCGCACTCTTCGCGGAGCGTTTGGAGATCGCAAGGCGGCAGACAAAAGCGCAGTCCGTCCGCTCGGATGGCAGAAGAATATCATGCCGAAAACGCTCGCAACTCCGCGTGAAGATTTCGTCATCAGCGGCAAGAATCGCATTCTGATTCTGTCTGATATTCATATTCCTTACCATGACGTTAAGGCGCTTAAGACTGCCATCGAGCACGGGAAGAAACAGAATCCAACCATCATCCTGCTCAATGGAGATGTTGGAGACTTTTATGCGGCATCTGATCACTCGAAAGATCCACGCAGGCTGATGTCGGAGGAGTTGGATTCGCTGCGCCAGTTCCTTTTCTATCTCCGCGCTCAATTCCCGAAGGCGCGCATCCTCTACAAAATCGGCAACCATGAGACGCGGGTTGAACGATACCTAACAAAGAATGCGCCAGTTGTTCTCGGTATTCCAGAGTTCAAAATACAATCGTTCTTGAAATTCGATGACATGGGCATTGAGCTTGTTGAGTCGTTGCAAATCACACGCCTCGGCAAGCTTCCTGTCATCCACGGGCATGAGCTGCCAAAGGGCGGTGGCGTGAATCCTGCGCGCTGGCTATGGCTCAAGCTCGACGAGACGGCGATGTGTGGACACTTCCACAAGACATCCGAAAACATCGAAGCAACCGGATTGCAGAAGAAACTCACGAATAATTGGAGCCTCGGATGCTTGTGTGACCTCTCGCCAGATTACGCTATCACGAACCGATGGAATCATGGATTTGCAACCGTTGAGATCAACCACTCGGATGATTACTTTGTTGCCAATCACAAGATCATCGACGGGAGGGTTTACTGATGCCCTCCATCTACATCGCGGGTCCAATGACGGGTTATCCTCGCTACAATTTCGACGCATTCGATCAGGCGCGAAACGATCTTGAGCGCGATTGGGAAGTCATTAGTCCCGCCGACATGGATCGCGAGCTTGGTTTCGATCCTGACAAGTCCGAAGTGACGATTGAGTTTCTGCGCGACGCAATGGATCGAGACATTGCCGCAGTGATGCGCGCCGATGCGCTCTATGCGCTCGCGGGATGGGAGAAAAGCAAGGGCGCAAGTGCCGAGGTTGCGCTTGCGAAATGGCGCGGCATCCCGATTCATTTCGAGGTCGTGGAAGCGTCGACGCCGGCGCTCATCGGCACAGATCCAAAAGGCGCGATTGGCAAGACCAAGTCTCCGATGTGGCTACTTCCACCGCGTGCGTTGCTGGCTATCGCATGGGTTCATGGACTCGGCGCGAACAAATACGGGCCGTGGAACTGGCGCAAAACCAAAGTCTGCGCGTCCACCTACATCTCAGCCATTCAGCGACATCTTGCCGCATGGCATGAGCGCCAAGACAACGACGAGGAAAGCGGGCAATCGCATCTCGCCCACATCGGCGCATGTGTGAATATCCTGCTCGACGCGCAATACCACAACAAGTTAGACGACGACAGACCATGACACCGAAAGCATTCACAATCCTTATCCAGACCCGTCTTGGCGTGCTGCCTGACGGAGAGCCTGGCAACGTAACGCTCGCCGCGCTGGATAAGGCGTTGCCGCCAAAGCAACCGATCCCACAACCAAAGCCTGACCCAACGCCAGAAGCCGGACTGGTGGACGATCGCAGCGAACGCGTGATCTCAACATTGCATCCACGACTCCGCGATAAAGCCCGTCAACTTGTGCAATCCGCATCCACCAAAGGCATCAAGATCAAAGTCATATCCGGCTTGCGGACATACGACGAGCAAAACTCGCTTTATGCTCAAGGACGCTCGTCATCCGGCAAAGTCGTGACCAATGCTCGCGGAGGCTACTCCAACCACAATTTCGGCGTTGCTTTTGATGTCGGCGTGTTCTCGACTGATGGTAAATATATCGACGAATCACCCGCCTATAAAACCGTTGGACAACTCGGTAAAGCACTTGGCTTTGAGTGGGGCGGCGACTGGTCGAGCATCCAAGATCAACCTCATTTCCAACTCCGCCCAGTTTGGGCAAAAGGCATGAAAGAAAGCGAGATGCTCGCAGAAATGCGCCGCCGTAAATCCGCTGGCGCTGATGTATTCTAACCAACTATGAACGCTGAAACCATCTGCACGATTATCGGCTTTGCTGCCGTCATTGTCATGCTCTGCCATTTCGACCATTGGCCGGACTGCTTGCATGTCTGACCTATCCGAATTTGAGCGCATCGCCGCGCATTTCACCGCCACCGCTCGCTGCAAAAAGCGTAAGGTTGCTACGCTGGGAGTCCATCACGAAGCGGGCGTGACGTGGGTATGCTGCGAACACGCGGACTGCGCGTGTATTTTGAACGATGGAGACTCTCCGCAACTGTCGGAGACGCTTCAAAAGTGGCAACGCCGTCACGGTTAGCGCACTCATTGAGTAGCCATCCGACACCGCCGCCTCCAATAAGCGTGAGCGCAAAGCCTGCGATGAGGTAAGCGTTGCCGCCGCACGCAATCGCGCAGGCGGCAGGAATGATAGCGCAGGAAATGCCCGCGAGTGCGTAGAGTGTTTTCATGGTTTCCCTTTCATATCCGCCCATTTTCCAACGCTGGACGCACCAGCCTTTGCCGCTTGCTGCTTGAGCCATTGCCACCCGCCATCAGTGCAACGGATACCGCGATGCCTTGCGGGATCGGCAGCGGGCTTTCTTCCCGCGCCTTCGCGTTTGCCGCCGCGTTTGGAGGTCATAGGTTAAAGCGTTCAACGTCGAGAAGCTCAACTGACTCGGTAGAGTCGCGCTGGCCGTCTGTAAGTGATTCCCAAAATTCGCGGCGTGCGGTTTTCTGGTCGGGTGCGGAGATGGTCTTTTCAATCTCATGCAATCCGGCGACTGCCACAAAGGTATATGCCGCCGTGTCTGTGCGGCCAAGTTTTAATGTCTTCATAGTGGTTTTCGTTTATTGTTGCGCGTTACAGCCGCGCCCCTGTGAGTTGATTAGTTCAGAAAGTATTGGCGAGCAGGTGGGCATTTTTCATCCATCATCCAATTCTCAAAAGCCTCTGGATTGCGGCGCTCCATTTCATCCATCATCCAACCGCGAACTGTTGGGATTTCTGGATTGTGCATTGAGTCGGTTGCCTCAAATGACTCTATCAACGTCTCAAGGGTAACGCGGGCATAAAGAGCGGCAAGTTTTGCTTGAGTTGTTTCTGTTGTTTTCATGGTGGCGTGTGGCGTTTTGTTTGCTTTGACAACCGGAGTCTAGCGGCTCTTTGAAACCTGTCAAACGGAAATCATTCTTTTCTGCATTTATTTTCACTGAGCGGTCAAATAGTGGTTTTCGGTGGTTTTCGTGCTGGTATGCCCTAACGCCTCGCTTGCCGCTTTAACTCCTGCCAGTCGCGCCGTGATCGCATCGCTCGTTAGACTAGCAACGGCATCAGCATACAAGCCGCGCAGGCGGTGCAAGGGCTGGCGAGCGGTGGTGAATTGGCGCATCCATCGCTGCGGGATCTGCGCGAACCATTTGGAGCGATCAACGGCGGCAGGCTGGACGATGTAACCGGGAGGGCAGGCGCGGAGAGTTGCGGCAAGGTCTGGGTCAATGACAAGGGCGCGATACTTCCTGCCAGTCTTTGAGAGCCATCCCTCGTTTGGCCGGTCTTGGAGCACGACATACACCGCCGCGCCGTCAACCTGTATCCACGCCGCTGTTGCGTGCTCTACCTCATCCCTGCGCAATCCCGCGAACCGCGCAAGGCCAAGAGCAAGCCAGAGCGGGCCGCGCTCCATTGCTCTCCATGCCGTCTCCATGTCCACGACCTCCGGCTTGTCTCCGCGAATCGTGGGGAGCCACTGAATCACCGTAGCGTCGGGCGCGATGATGATACCAGCGCCGGCGAAAGCTGGACGCAGGCGCGGGATGAAGATCGAGGCAGCGCAACGCATGGCGGCATTGATCGCGGTATTCTCGACGCGCCTTGTGGCGATGTCGGCAACTTCCAATCCTTGGCGTTTGGCGATGTATGCCATCCAGAATGCTGCGTTGATCTCCGACACCTTCACGGAATCAAGCTCGCGAGCCAGGACGAGGCGAACGCAGGAGGTCAAACGGTAAACGGCGATCTTGGATGCCGCCTTGCCGGCGCGTTTGGGCATCGCCTCATACGCTGCAACCAACTCTTTCAGCGTCCCCTTGCTCACAGTCGCCTTTTTATGCTCGCCGGATTCCAGCACCTCACGCGCTCTTTTTCGCGCCCACGACTCTGGGCCGTGACCAAGGATCATGTCAATCTTGAGATGCGCGGAACGGCTACGGATGCGCCAGCCTCGCGATCCGTCTTGGAATAGCGAAACGCGGCGACCTTCAAAAATGACGGGATCGGTGGTGCTCATGGTTGTTTTCGGTTTCAAATCTGCGGTCAATCTGCGGTCAATCTGCGGTCAATCTGCGGTCAATCCAGATTTTGTTTTTGATCCGCCCTAGGAGGGGTTGCGGTCAATTTGCGGGCGCTGATGAATTTTGACACGTTAGCCATATAGCGGGTGAATCATCGTCAAACCATTGCTAAACCAACGTTGCAACGGGTGCCGGTGGTCGGATTCGAACCGACACGCCCTTTCAGGCACAAGATTTTGAGTCTAGTAAGAGGCATTTGAGAATCAACGAGTTAAGTCACTTTGTGGTCAATCTGCGGGCGCTGACAAAATGCCCGAGTTGGCCTTTATTTCGCCCTTTTTGAGCGATGCGAGCGCTTTGAAAGCTCAAGTTTTGCCAAGGCTACACGTTGAGCGGGCGTCAATTTCGCCTTTGGTTCTCGCTCGGGCGTCCCCATAATCTCCTCAGTGGTGATGCCCTTGATGTGCTCTTTGATGATTTTGATCATCTGTTGCTGGACCCACGCGGAGCGTTTCAATCCTTCGCTTTCGGCCAGGCGATTGATGTGATCATACATTTCCTGTGGGACAGATACTCCGACGGCTTTGTGCGTTCTCATAGTGGTGGGGGGTGGGTTTCTATTGTTGAGGTTTTAGTGTGCGTCTAACTAACTGTTATTGCCCACAATCAACCGTTGCAAAAAATAATCAACAAATAAATTGACGTATAATTTTGAACGTATAAGATTTCGCCGTTGCAACCAATGCAGCCTTAACTCGAAACTAACCCACGCCACAAACCTATGCCCGAAGAAATCATCAAGCTGACCAACAAGCAGCACGCCTTATTGATGCGGTGTTGCAAGCAAAACTCACTCACTCCGAGTGAGTTTTTTACTGCCGCGATCCGTCGCAAGATGGAAATTAAATCTCCAGTCGCTGGGCTTATGGTAAAATTAGAATCTAAAAAGGAGGATGCGTTCCAGTGAACATTGCAAACATACTCTGTTTTCTCTGCGGAACGCTGACTGCAACTGTTGCAGCGACGCTTTACGCGATGCACGCCGACCGCGTGAACTGGCACAACATCGCCGCAGCGAGGTCTGCTGGCTATAACGCCGGTGTTGAGGTTGGAAAAATGCAACGGTTGCAACGCGAAAGGATCAACCCATGAGCGAAACACTCACCATCAAAACCATATCGGAGCTTGTCGGGCGCGATCCTCAAACGATCCGCTTGCACATCGGCAAAGGCTACCTGCCCGCGCAGAAGATCGAAGGCGCGAAGGGCTGGCGCATTCTAACCAAGGATGCCCGCAAGTGGGCAAGCCGCATGTTCGGGAAGGAGATCCAACCATGAGTGTGATGTATCGCAAAAACAAACACGGAGTCGTGCAGTCCATGAAGCTGCAATCGCCGGACGATGCGCCAATGCTGGTATTCGTCGCCATGTTTGACTCCATGTGCCAAGACCTCGCAGTGATGCGCAGCAAGGGCATGTGGAAGCACAACCCGAAGGAAGCAATCGGTCACCCGCTGATTGATGTGCTTCTTCACACTGAAGGGACGATCACCGGGCGACTGGTGCTCAAGGAATACCTGAGCGACGGCTTGAAGCACCTCTCGCTCCTCATTGACACGGCATCCGGTGGGCGGGTCAAAATCGGCCCATCATCCGCCGTGCGGTGGGCGAAAAAGATCAGCGAGGACGCTCCTAACCACAAACGCTGCAAACTGTAACACTATGACCGAATCCTTCAAAAACACCTGCCTCGCCATCATGCAACTCGCGATGGAAACGCCGAAAGAGAGAGCGCATATCATGTGCGGATGGGTTGCTCACTGCGATCATTTCGAGGTCCGGCTTTTCCTTGGCGGATGGAGGACTTCCGCAAGTCCAGACTTCGCCGCCGAATGTCACGACATCGAGGCTAAAGGCTTCACGCCAGACTATCACTACGAGCCGATGACCGCGCTCACACGAATCAGGGCGCTCCTCGCCTAACCAATTTCCCGCGCTGAAAAGCCAACACCGCGCCAGCGATCTAAACGCCAACGATACAAATTTCAGAGGCAAAGAGCGGCGGGCGGGAATCACTCAAAACCAGAAACAGAAAAGAACACCACATGAAAAACGACACACTGACAATCCACTGCAACGAACTCAAAAACCTAGTCACCCAGGGCATTCAATCACTCCGACTGGCTGGCGCGAAGTTGGTTGAAATGCTCAACCGGGGCGACCGACTGCCGGACATTGCGGAGCAAAGCGGCATCCCTGCCGATGTGCTGGCTCAACTTGAGCGCATCGGGCGAAATCAACTCAACCCGGCGCTCCTTCTCGCCGACTATCCGGCAGTCGTGGCAATCCAGCGCTTGAGCGTTTCGGAACAAGACCGTCTTCTTTCCATGCCTGTTGAGGTCATGGTCATCAAGGATGGGCAGGCCGATACGCTGATGGTTGAGGCAAAAAACATGACCCGTGAACAGGTGACGCAGGTATTCGCCAAGGGTCACGTTCGCGAGCTTCCCGAACAGCGCGCATGGCTTGAGTCGAGGGCAACTAAAGCACCTGAGCCAAAGGTTATTGACGCACCTTACAGCATCACGCGCAGGCACACGGTCATCTTCAGAGTTGGAGTCGAGATGACCGCGAAGGAACTCCTCAGAATCGCTCAAGCGCTGCAAGACTAACCATGAGCACTAAAGCATACCGCGATGCCAATCGCGAGAAGGTCTCGGCAGGTCAAAAGGTTTGGCGTGATGCCAATCGCGAGAAGGTGATTTCATGGGACAGGGCATATAGAGAGGCCAATCGCGAGAAGGTGCGAGTAACGAAGCAGGTATCACGCAGTAAAAAACCCGAAAAGTATATCTTATATTGCAGGGCGTGGCGAGCCGCTGATCGCCAACAGCTCGACTCCTTCAAATCAGCAGCTAAGTCACTGGCAATATTTAAAGCAATCTCAAACCTAACCAACGAAACAAAATGACAAACGAAATCACCACACCAAAAGCATCCGCGCTCGCCGTCATGGCCTCGCGCTTCTCTGTCGATCCAGCCAAACTGCTCGAAACGCTCAAGAATACCGCGTTCAAGGGCGCAACAAATGACGAGATGATGGCGCTTGTCATCGTGTCGAACGAATACGGCCTGAACCCGCTCACCAAGGAAATTTACGCATTCCCTGCCAAGGGCGGCGGCATCGTTCCGGTTGTTTCAATCGACGGCTGGCTGAACATTATGAACAACCATCCGCAGTTCGACGGCATTGATTACGAATGGATTCACGAAGGCGAGAAGCTCATCGCTTGCACGTCGATCATTCATCGCAAAGACCGCACGCATCCAACCCGCGTCACGGAGTATCTGGACGAATGCCAGCGCAACACTGACCCGTGGAAGATGAAGCATCGAATGCTACGCCACAAGGCCACCATCCAGGGCGCTCGCGTTGCGTTCGGATTCAGCGGCATCACCGACGAAGATGAGGCACGCGACACGCCACCAATGCGCGACGTCACGCCATCCGCATCCGAATCATCACTTTTCAAATCTCAGCGGACCACCGCTAAGAATGGTGCCTCACCTACGCCGATTGTTGGGCAGTCGGCGGAGGTTTTCAACGAGGCACCATCCCTAATTCCTGATGACTCCACAACCGCATTGGACGCGGTTAAAGCGTGGCTCAAGTCGTCCAAGACGGAGTGGACGCAGATCAATCAAGCGCTCCTTGATAACGGCGTGCTCGACGATGTGCGAAACAATCCTGATGACGCAACTGACGATGAGTTGCGGCAGGTGATCGGGATGCGGAGCCAACTGGAAGCGATGAAGGGAGGCGTGAAGTAATGAGCTACACAAATCCATTCCCGCTCATCCCATCCGCCAGCCGCATCGAGCGAATCCACCACTGCCCGGCATCGGTGCAAATGGAGCGAGCCGCGCCTAAACGCGAGGAAGATACTAAAGACGCAGACCTTGGCAACGAGGTTCACGCGATCCTCGCCGGCGAGGAAGATGACGATAAATCGCCTTATAACATCGTCCAGACCGCTGAGATGTGCAGCGATCAATGCGACAGACTGCGCGATGAATGGCTCATGCCTGCTGAGACATACGAGGGCTATCGTGAATTGCGTTACGGCATGACCACGCTCGGCAACGTGGCAATCGTTCGCCAAGATTCCCGCGCTGATTTTGTGTTCACAGGGCAATTCGACCGCCTTTATATCCAGGGCAATCGTGGCCTGCTGGTGGACTTCAAGGCGCTGCATGGCGATCATACGCGCGCCCTCGACAATCCGCAGTTGGCAAGCCTCGCCGTCATGGTTGCACGCCGTCACAACCTGCAATCTGTCCGCGTTGCTCTCGTCCAGCCGTGGAAGGGCAGGCCAACGGTGGCGGATTATGGCGAGGCCGAGTTGGCGATCTGCGGCGACTGGCTTTTTCAAACGCTCGACGCTGCAACCGCTGCAACGCCAGACGACCGAAAGGCGGGCAAGCATTGCAACTATTGCAAGGCCAACTCAGTCTGCGAAACCTTCCGAGACGCGCAGTTGCAAGCCATCGAAGTTATCGACCCTGCCACCATCGCGGGCATGGATGACGAGACGCAAATGGCGGCAATGTGGGCGCGTGCTTGCGCTCTAACGCCAGAGCGACACGCAGCGCTATTCAAGGGGCTGGCGATGGTCAAACGCTACGCACACACCATCGGCGCCAGCTTCAAGGCGCGAGTCGAGGCGGGCGAAATTGCAGGCTACGGCATCCGCGAAAAGAAGGGCAAGCGCTCAATCTCGGACGTTGCCACGGTGTTTAGCCGTGCGGCAGCGCAAGGCGTCACTGCGGAGGCTTTCACCGCTGAATGCAGCATTGCATTGGGAGCGCTGAATGGACTGCTCAAAACGGCAACAGGAGAGAAGGGGAAGGCGCTAGAAGCAATCGCGGCGGAAGTGCTGCGGGACGTAACAGAAACGAGCAAAGGATCGACGGAAGTAACAAAATTGACGCTGGGATAACAAAGGGCACACCACATGCAAGACACATACAACGAATTCATCATCGGGAAAAACCGATCAAGCAAAACATCCGGCTTTGAGCCGCATGACATCACCGTTCCTGCCTTCGACTGGCAGTCGCACGTTATCAAATGGGCTGTGAGAACTGGCAAGGCTGCACTCTTTGAAGACTGCGGACTTGGCAAGACTTTGCAGCAGCTTGAATGGGCGCATCAAGTGGTCAATCAGACATCGGGCAAGGTGCTGATTCTCACGCCGCTGGCGGTAGCGCATCAGACGGCGCAAGAGTCTAGCAAGTTCGGACTCGCGGCGCAGGTCGTGGAGTCTGGCGCGGAGATGGTCAACGCTGGCATCTACATCACGAATTACGATAAGCTGGAACACTTCGCAGATGTCGAGGTTGCTGGCGTAGTTCTGGATGAATCCAGCATTCTGAAAAACTTCACAGGCAAGACCCGGCGCGCTCTCACGGATCGTTTCAAGGATACGCCATACCGCCTATGCTGCACGGCTACGCCATCGCCTAACGATTACACCGAGTTCGGGCAACATGCCGACTTCCTCGGAGTCTGCTCACCCGCTCAGATGCTCGCAACGTTCTTCATCAATGACACGTTCAACACTGGCGATTGGCGCTTGAAAAAGCACGCTGAGAAGCAATTCTGGGAATGGGTGGCGAGTTGGGCCGCGTGCATCGGTAAGCCATCAGACATCGGATTCGATGACGCTGGCTATATCCTGCCGCCGCTGAATCTCCGCACGCAGATTGTGGAAGTGGACGAAACAACTGGCAGTGATGACCAGCTATTCCGCCACGCCACGCTATCGGCAACCACGATGCACAAGGAGATGCGTCTTACTTCACCTGCGCGTGTTGCAGCCGTTGCAACGGAAGTGAACGAATCAACCGAGTCGTGGGTAGTCTGGTGCAACACGAATGATGAAGCGGATCAACTCGCGAAAGCCATTCCCGACGCGGTAGAGATTCGCGGCAGTGATAGCGCCAAGAAGAAAGAGAAGGCGGCAGATGATTTCGTTTCTGGCGCGGTTCGGGTGCTGATTTCAAAGAGTGGCATCTTTGGTTATGGCATGAATTGGCAGCATTGCAGCAACGTGGCATTCGTCGGACTCAACTACTCATTTGAGGACTTCTACCAAGCGCTCCGCCGATCATACCGCTTTGGACAGACAAAGCCAGTCAATGCGCTGGTAGTTCAAGCAGCGACGGAGGGCGCAATCCTTCAAACCATCAAACGCAAGATCGAACAACACCGCAACATGCAGGAGCAAATGAAAATGGCATCAGAGGCATTCAAAGAGAACACGCAGAAACTCACACACATGAAGGAAGACATCACCACAGCGACAGGGAAAAACTGGACAGTTCATCACGGCGATTGCGTCCGCGTTGCGCGATCCATTCCAGACCACTCGATTGATTTCAGCGTTTTCTCTCCACCGTTCGCGGACTTGTTCACCTACTCCGACGACCTGCAAGACATGGGCAACTGCGCGGACATGAACGAGTTCACGGCGCATTTTGAACTACTGATTGCGGAGCTTGCTCGCATCATGGTTCCTGGGCGTGAGGTTGCGGTCCATTGCGTTGATTTGCTGGCGACGAAATGGAAGCACGGCGCGATCCAGTTTCAGGACTTTAGCGGCGAAATCATCCGCGCATTCTGGCGGCACGGGTTCCTTTTTCATTCGCGCATTTGCATTTGGAAATCACCCGTGACCGAGATGCAACGCACGAAGGCGCACGGGCTGCTCTACAAGACGCTAAAGGCCGACTCCTGCGATTCCCGCGTTGGTTGCGCTGATTACCTACTAGTGTTTCGCGCTCCTGGCGAGAATCCAAAGCCAGTCACGAAAGACCCTGCGCGCTATCCGGTGGACTGGTGGCAGGAAGTGGCATCGCCTGTCTGGATGACCGTCGATCAAGGCCGCGTCTTGAATCGCAACGGCGCAAGGGATCACAAGGACGAGCGGCACATTTGCCCATTGCAACTGGACGTTATCGAGCGGGCAATTACGCTTTGGAGTAATGAAGGCGATGTGGTGTTTTCACCCTTTACCGGCATCGGCAGCGAGGGAGTTAGCGCGCTGGAATTAGATCGTCAATTTATCGGCGCTGAACTCAAGGAGAGCTACTTCAAGCAGTCGTGCGAGAATTTGAAAAACGCGAAGTCGCAAACCGATCTGGCGCTATTTGCATGACATCAATCACAATCATCCTGCCAATTCCCGTCCGCAAACTCAGCCCGAACGCTCGCGTGCATTGGGCCGAGAAAGCCAAGCTAGTCAGGGCGTCGCGCAAGACAGCGCATCTCGCAGCAGTTGAGGCGCTAAACCTTCGCCGTCCGCCTGGATGGGTAAAGGCCAAGATGGAGGTGAATGCGTTCTTTAAACATAACCGCTCGCGAGATGCTGATAACTTTATGGCTAGCCTCAAGAGCGTCTGTGATGGGATCGCTGATGCTGGAATCATCGCGAACGATAAAGGACTCTGGCCGGAACGTCCGACCTTTGAAAAAGACAGTAGCAACCCACGAATTGAAATCACCATCACGGAGGAATAACGAATTATGAAACTAAAAACACAATACTGGATCATCGACACCGACTCAACAGGCACAAGCATAGGAACCTTTGAGGCTCGCGGCCCATACAACACGCAGCGGGCAGCGGAAACGGAGATCATCCGCGATACCAAAGAACTATGGGAGGACTCATGCGCCTGCCTGCAAACCGATAAGAGCGCCAACTGGTGCAAGCCTCTACATATCGTCAAAGTAATTCGCACCGTCCAACCAAAGATCGAAGCAAACGTCAAACTCGAAACCGTATGAAAACACTCAAACAACTAGCCGACATCGGCGCAACGGATGAGTTTAAATCGGACTTTGATAAAGGACGCATACAAACAGCGAACATGTGGGGCAAACATGGAGTCGGACTTATATGGACAGGATATGTTTCCCACCAAGACCTCGCCGCCAATTACCTCCGCCGCCAGCACGGCTCAACGGAATGGAAACCCTGCACTAAGGAGGAAACAGTATGAATGACAGTGACCTATTCAGGGGCTTCGTTATGGGCGCTATAGTTATGCTTGCACTTATGATGTTCTACCCCATGCCATGCGTGAAAAAACAAGGGCAGCAAAACGCCATCAACCACGGTGCGGCATCGTGGGTCGTTGATCAGAAGACAGGAGAAACCAAATTTACATGGAAGGATGAAGTGAAATGACACCAACACCACGGACAGACGCGGCAATGAGAGATGCGGCGAGAGATTGGAACACCCTACCCAACCTCGACCGCCAACTCGAACGTGACATCGCCGACCTCAACGAACGCCTCATCGACCGCCAACAAACCCTAATGTTCCAAGCCGTGAAACTCCAAAACGCCGAACGCATCATCGCCAAACTCCAACACGCCTAACTCTTACACCTCCACCTAAACCATGCCTAAATACAACATCTCAATCAACGCGCTCGCCATCCAAGGCGCGCAACGTCTAACCAGCAAAACGGGCAAAGATTGCCTTGTGATCGACCTCGACGCTTCGCGCATCCAGCGGCACGCCAACGGCAAACTCTACCTCAATCTTGAGATGAGTGAAAACCGCGATGGCGAGGACCAATACGGCAACTCGCACCGAGTCGCGGAGCCGACGACGAAGGACGAACGCGCGGCCAAGATTCAATTGCCGATCCTTGGCAATGCCAAGACGTTTTACTTTCCCAGTGAGTCCAAGATGCACGGAAGCGAAGCGCCGCCGATGAAGCAGGCAACGGCGCCGCGCAAGGTGGCGACGGCGGCAGTCGTGGAAGATGACGATCAAGAAATTCCGTTTTGATCTATGGACACACCAAAGCATCCAACCAGTGCGGAGTTTGCCAACTTGCTACGATCATGGCGATCCGATAACGAGTTCAGCCAGCGAGACGCAGCTTGTGTTCTTGGAATCAACAAGCGCACGCTGGAAAATTGGGAACAGGAGCGGGCGATGATACAAGGTTATGGCTTGCAACAACTGCTTCGCAAACTTCACCAGAAACGCATTAAACTTCCACGCTTATGATCCTCAAAGATGAATCATCATTCAAAGCCTACTACGTCTGCTTTGAGCGCCCCTGCGGCAGCCAAATCTGGACGTTAGCATCCCGTCGTCCTGGCACTGTGTTTATTTCGATGAACCGAAAGGACGCGGCAACTTTTGCCAAGCAAGTAACCGAACGCAGGGGCAACTGTTCCCGAGTTCACCGCATTCTACTTCCAGCGAGCACCGACGATCATATCTATGCCGACATAGATTTCTGAAACCATGAACACCTCAAAAACCTGTAAACACTGCCTCGGACGCGGCCAAGTCATCATCAACGCCGGAACTGGACTCCGGGCAACGTGCATCAAGTGCGCGCTGCCTAAGCCAGCGGCGGAGATTGCAACCGCTGCAACCAGTTTGACACCGTAGCCAGAAATGCCGCGTCGAAACGGTGAGAGACTATGCAAAGAAACCAAATGCTCCCCACCTGCCAGCGTTGCCGTGTCTCCCGGCTTTCGACCGTTGGCTGCGTGGGGAGCGCCCTTTTTTGCTTATGATTTCAGACCTTAGTGCGCCGAACTCTTCCGCCACTCCAAAGCGCGAGTGGATGGTATTTTCAACAGCGATGAAGCAGGGGTGGCTCATGCTTTATTGCAGGTTAACCGGCGCAACCGGCAGCGTCCGTGACCCATCCCACAAGGAGTGGGCAAGGGCGTTTAAGGCTCCCGATAGAAACTATCGCTGGCATGATGAATCCCGCGTTGTGGTTGATTAACACCTAACCATAAACGCCATGATTCATTCATTTGAAATTCCACCCAAAGCCATGAAACTGCTCGCCTTGGCGCTGAACGATGGCGCTAGCGAGGGAGAGTGGCAGTCGGCAGCAATCAAGGCCGTTGCTGATATGCGCCGCGCCGGCGTGCCTATTGCCTACTTCGAGGCTAACAAAAAAGCATCTCATCACGATCACTCGCATGATCGAGACGCTGGAGTGATGCCGTTTGGAAAGTTTAAGGGCGCGCCATTCTCAGAGCTTCCTGAATGGTATATGTCATGGATACTTGAGACCATCGAACTCAGGGAGCCGTTGCTATCCAAGATTCGCGACGAAATGGAAAGGAGGGTTCGCCAATGAGTCTTTCCATGATTGAAATGGTGAAGCCAATGAAGACCTCACCGACTCAAAAGCTTCTGCTTCTGATCCTCGCCGATTGCCACAATGACCGCACCGGACAATGCAACCCATCATACCGCTACTTGATGCAGATTTCAGGGCTATCAAACAAAGCCGTGGCGAATAATCTTCATGCGCTCAAGTCATCAACTGCCATCTTTTTCGACTCTCGGAATGGTGCAAACACTCACTATTTACTGACTCCACAGCGTTACATTTGTAACGATAACAGCACAAGCGAACCAGTGAAGCAGGTTCACAGGTTAGACAATCAAAGCAGTGAACCTAGTTCACAGGTGGCAAATGCACAAGCAGTGAACCTCGTTCCAGAAGCAGTGAACCTCGTTCCAGAAAGCAGTGAACCTAGTTCACATAAACCGTTATTAACCGTTGAACCGGAATTATTGGCGACTGCTGAAACGCAGTCACCGGAAGTGATTCCTGAAATTGCCAAGCCAAGAAAGAGAAAACCGCGAAAGGAAAAACCAACCGATCCGAGACATTGCCAGTTCATTGAGATTTTCGCAGACTGCTACATTCAGGCCTTTGGTGAAAAGTGGGTTATGAACGGAGGCAAGGATGCGAAATCATTGTCTGCACTTCTAAGAGCACGCCCAGACCTTAGCTCTGAAACATGGCGCGAAGCGCTAGAGTGGTGCCAAGAAACCGCAGCAAAGCCATTTACTCGATCAATCGTCGGACACACCGGCAACCTCGCTGCTTTCTGCTCCAACTGGAGCGGCATTGTGGCCTACGCACAAACTTACACCGAAAAGAAATGACCACAACACAAGCAAACCCATTCGGCAGAAAACGCCATGAACAGATGAGCGCGGAGGAGTGCCTTGCCAGTATCAACCTCCCATTGCCACATTCAGAGGAATCGGAGAAAGGTGTTCTCGCCAGCATCATGCAAGACCCGCAACGGCTCGCAACTCTGCGCGCTAAGATCACGCCAGAATCGTTTTACCACGAAGCCAACCGCACGATCTATGCGGAGATTCTAGCGATGGATGAACACGACATGCCGATTGATCCAATCGTGATCAACAACCGGTTGCGCGACCAGGGCAAACTGGAGCGTGTTGGCGGACCGGCTGCAATAATGGAGATTTATGGCTTCATCCCATCGCCGTCACACTGCGCGGTGTATGCCAAGAGTGTCATTGACCTGCACAGGCAGCGGCGAGCCATCCACGGCCACGCATTAGCCTTGCAACAGTTGCAGCGCCACGGCATCGAGTCTGACGTTGAGATTGAAACCACGATCAACACCGCGAGCGCAACCGTTCAGGCATTCCTCGACTCAGGAACAGCGATGGCGAACACCACCGCAACGCTGAATCAATGCCTCAACGAGCACCTCGAATACATGATCACCGTGCAAGAGCGCATCGACTCAGGCAAGACGGCGCTCATCCCGACCGGAGTAGCAACGCTGGACGCGAACTGCGGAGGCATGGGACTGAATGAGTATTGGCTCGTCACGGGGCCAACAAAGAGCGGCAAAAGCGTGCTCACTGGCAATATCTCGACACACGCGGCACGTCATGGATTCCCGACCGTCGTATTTACCAACGAGCTTGGACGCGTGCAATACACCGGGCGACTGATTGCGGCAGAGACAAGCATCCTCATCGGCGGCATTGATCGCCACGGGTTCAAAGATCGCGAGCAGCAGGAGGCGTATTCCAACGCCGTGAACAAACTCAGGCGCGACACTGGCAAAACCTACAAGATCGACACAAGCGCGGGGCGATACGTTGAGGACATCGTGGCACAGATCAGGCATGAGGCAGAGTCTGGATTCATGCTCTTCATCGTTGACCTTATCGGCAAGCTCAGAACGCGGCAGAAGTTTGGAAGTCGTGAGCAGGAGTTGGCACACATCAGCCTAACGCTTTGTGACGCAACGAAGCGGTTCAACGTTGCGGTCATCGCGGTTGCTCAAGAGAACTCAGATGGCGATGTGAGAGAATCAAAGTCGCTCGCGATGGATTGCGAGTGCTGGCTCAAGGTTGCGCATGTTACCAACGCGCCAGAGAAAAAGCGCGGATTCGGGAAGGACACAAGCACGCCTGAAATCGTGCGTGATCGACGTGACATCATCGTCGAGCTTGCGCGAGGGTTTGCAGCCGGTGACAAAATTCGATGCCTGTTTGACGGGCCACGCTTCACGATTCGCGAACTCGGTTCAGATGCTGATTGGACTGACACGATGTGAAAAAACTCTTTGCACAGGCATTTCGCGTGCAACAGTTGCAACCATGACACCACGCGACCCTGCCGAATACAACGAAGCGAGCGAAACGCCGGACATGGGCGAGTTGGACACGCCGGACGACATCCTGAGCGAAGTCATCAGCGTAATCATGCCGGGCGCAACATTGCCGCAGATCAAGCGGGCGGTCAGGTTTTACAAACTCACAGCGTCGCGGCTCGCAGCATCAGGAGTTGCGCCGCCACAGATCGAGGGATTAAAAGCGTTAAGTCTGGCGCGCTCAATCATCACGACTTGTCTGTTTCCAAGGCCGAATGAGATTCGCTGCATGGCTGCAAGCTATGCGCTCGACCTTGGACTTCATGGCAATAAGCCGATGGCTGAGACTGCGAAGACGATGGGAATCACGCGTGCGGCGTTGAGCAACGAGGCATGGAAGATTGTTCGCATCAACGGACTGCCGCCATCGCGGTGGATGCGTTCGGATGAGGCGACGAAATCAAGCAGGGAAGCGAGGGACAGAGTTCTAACTAACAACACGCCACAATAATGAGCAAACCAACCGAACTAATCGAGTGCGATGAGGCGCTTGAAATTGAGATCAACCAACTGTCCATCGAGGTCAACGACTGGCGCGGGACGCTGGTCAACCTCATGCACCGATGCGCCGACATTGGCGATAAGATCGCGGCGCGCACGGCAATCGGCGGGTTCATCCTGCCTGCATGTGCAACTGAGGACATCATCAGGCTGATCAATCGCGCATCATCTGCTCGCCGTCGCGGATTGATTGACGATCCTGCGCAGCTTACGTTTGCATTGACCGGTGACGGCATCACGCCGCGTATTGCACCGGCACAGAAGAGGACGATCAACGAAGTCATGGAGGCAACGACTAAGGCTCATGCGTTACGGCTTTACCTGCGCGAGATGCAGGATAAGACACCATTGGCGCAGTGGGATACAGCGACAAGGCAAGCAATTAAGGCGGACTTGGAACCTTTGGTTGAGATGTGGAGGGCGTTGTGATGCGCCATCTATGCTGCGCAGCACTCCCATCGACAGAGTATGGCTCTATTAAAAAAACCACCACGCGACCCCTAGTAAGGAATCTTTTTCACGGTGCCAGCCAATGGCCT